CTTAGAAGCTCTGTCAAAAGAAGTAAGAACTTCTCCTGCAAAAACTTTTAGAAACAGTGCATCTTCTGTTCCTGAGGCGTTTACACGTCCTACAGAAACGGGTGTTGCGTTTGCCATAATTATTCTCCTATATTTATGGTTATTGTTGTTAATAAAAGCCTTGTACTTTCAGCTTCTTATACTAAATTGTCTTCCCGCAGGAAGGTAAAGATAATATACTTATTTACTTGGCAGTTGCCACACATAAGTGTTGCACAACTATCTTTTATTTTTTCTTTTTCTTATTTTTTTTCTTCTTTTTATCTTTTTTCTTTTTTTTCTTTTTCATATTATATCTTACTATTAGCTAGTTTATTTTTAACTTCAGCTTGATAAGCAGGGTCTTTAGAATATCTAGGGTCAGACATAGCTTGTGTTACTTGAGCCCAAGAATCAAAACCTTGTTCACCACTAGGAGATGCTTTACCTTCTACTAATTTAGGTTCACTTCCTGTAGCTTGTGCATATCTTGCTTTAAGACCTACTACAGCTAACTTAACAGCTTCTAAATCTTTACTGTTTACTGCTGTATTATAAGCCTGTTTTTCAGTTTCAGATAAATTATTACCCGCCCATTCAGACATAGCATCATATGATTCAGCTCCACCAACCATATTTTTAACTGACGCTGATTGTTGGTCAGCTATTGCTTGTTGTCCTGCAATAAATCTGTCCACATACTCTTTCGGTATTCCTGCTTTTTCTAATGATTTATAAGAACCATCAGCAAGTTTACCATCTTTAGCATATTCTTCTGCTAGAGAATCCATATTTAAACCTGCACTATCTACTGCTTTTGTAGCAATATCTAAATCAGATTTAGGTTGTTCTTCTTTTGTTTCTTCTTTTACTTCAGTTTTTGAAACTGGGTCTACTGATTCCTTAGTAGGTTGAGATTGCTCACCAAGTTTTTTCTCTAACTCTGAATATGATTTGACTAATTCTTCAACTGAGTTGAATTTTTCAGGCAAACCTTCAGGTTTACTTTGTGTAGGCTTATTCTCTTCCACTGGTTTCTCAGCAGTAGTTTCAACTTGTTTAACTTCTACTTGTTCTACCATTTTATTTTCCTTTTATTATTGTGGTTGTGGCTTAGTCATATTACTTGCCACAGGAGCTACAGCTTTCTCAGCCATCTGCATCATTTGTTGTTGTTGCATTTGCTGTTGCTGTGCTTCTTGTTCAGCCGCTAATTGTTCTTCACTTTTAATTAAACCTTCCATCTCTATTCCTAAACTTGTAGCAATACGTTTAATTAAATCAGATTCATTTAATGATTGAACTACTTGTGGATTAACCTGAGCTAGATTAACTATCTCAGCCACAAATTCTCTTAATTTCTGTAAATCATTTCCTCTACCTAATGCTTCAATACCTGTAATAATTGTAGGCTTAACTGAATTTTTAGGTAATGCAGGAATTTCTTTTGATTCTTGCATACGTTTCATTAGTATTTTAACTAATGGAAGTTGAAACTCTTGTGATAATAATGAGTATACTCCACCCATAGCTGTTTCTAATTGCTCAGCCATATATCTAATTTCTTGAGCAGTAACTCTTTCAGCATCTCTTTGAATTGCTGTGTGTAATAAGAAAGCATAAGACATTCTTTCTTCTAATTTTGCTATACTTCTTTCTACTACTTGTAAATCATATTGTTTCTGTGCTTGTAATACAGATACATCTTCTTCTGAACCAGTAATAATATCACCATTTCTAGTTAAAGCTAAATCTCTTTTCTTAGTTACAGAATTAGGTCTTACCATAAATACTACTTTAGAAGAAGCCGCCGCACTTTCAACAAGTGCTTGGGACAATCCTTCTAATGATTTAAGGTCTCCTAAAAATTCTTCTACATAACCTCTTCCGTAATCTTCACCATCAATTCTAACCATTCTTAAAGCTGAATAAGGAAGTTGGTCTTCAGGATATGTACCTATTGAATCAGGAAGTTTAATTCCATTTACTTCTTGACATATATAAAATTTTCCATCTGCTAATTTATAGATATGTGTATACAATTCTACGTCTTCATCTTTTTTATAGTCAGCATCTTGTACTACCATATTTCTAACTTCTGAATCTAAACTTAAAGGACTAATACTTTCTTTAATAACTATTTCTAATATGTTTCCTGACGCATCTCTATTACATACATAATGAGTAATAGGAAATACTCTCATCGTTCCTTTTTTAGGAAGATAAGTTAATACATTTCCTGATACTATTAAATGTTTAAGAGCTTCAAATACACTAACTCTTAAAGCTAACTCTTCAATCTTTTTAGAAACTTCTCTTTCAATTCTTGCTAAAGACTTTTCTATTTCTGAATTTAATTCTTTATTTTTATCAAGTTCTTCTTTTGTTTTTCCGCTAACGGATAGTCTAAAAAATGGGGAATTTGGTGGGAGTAATAAAAGAAGTAACTTAGAGGCTAAGTTGTTTACACCTCTAGCTCCTACCGATTGGAAGGGATTGTATATTTTTGCGGAATGATTGTGTCCGTCTGTTGGGATTAAAGAAGATATTGTAAGTTCACTACACTCTTGAGCTCTATCAACGAACATTTCTCTTTTATCTTTTAATTTTAAATATCGTTCTTTTGCTGTAGGATTTACCTGTAGCATTGTTTCGTTGCTCTTTTTAGTTGCCATTTATATCCTTATTATGAATATGATACGCCTGAACTTGAACCAGTCGTATTAATACCTAAGCCAGTTTGTAAAGCTGTTGTTCCAGTTTTAGAAGCTAATTTCTTTTTCTTCTTAACATCTTTATCTGCTGTTACTAACTCTATCGGCTTCTCCACTACTTCTTCCATTTTTGAAGCAACCTGAGCAGGTGCTCTCATTATTGGTGGTTGAGGTGGTGCTTTTGATGACATACACATAGTTATTTAGTCCTCTCTTTAAGTGTGTTTATGAATCGTACTACGTCCCTTTGACCTGCTTTAAAATAGATAGTCTTAGTATCATCTTTTAAATTAGGTGACTTTTCGGGGTATACGTTATTCAAAAGTTTTACCAAATCTTCTGATTTAATAGGTAAAACTAAATCTTCTTCGTTGTTTTTTGCCATATAATTCTTCTAAAACGGGCACTTTAGTTCCAAAGTTTACCCGTGATAGTTCCTTTATTGTATTCTGTTGCTCTATTCTCAAAGAAATTAGCGTGTTCTACACCATTTAATACCCAATCTAACCAACCCAAAGGGTTATCTTTAACTCCATAATTAGGTTTTAATGATAGCTGTAGTAATCTTCTATCCGCTATATATCTTATATATTTTTTAACTTCATCAGCACTTAGTCCTCTTATACCACCCATACTAAAAGCCAAGTCTATAAATTTATCTTCTAGGTCTACCATATCTCTAGCTGTTTGATAGATACTTGCTTTAAATTTTTCTGTCCAAATATTCGGGTTTTCTTTTACCAATGTTTTAAATAATTTAATCATACTTTCAACGTGGTGTGTCTCATCTCTAATAGACCAAGTAACTATTTGACACATACCTTTCATTCTACCATATCTTTGAAAGTTAAGTAGCATAACAAATGAAGCGAACAGTTGTAGTCCTTCTCCAAATGCAGAGAAACAAGCTATCTCTCTAGCTAAACCTTGAATACCTTTTCCTTTATCTTTAAATAAATATTCGTGTTTATCTGCCATCTCTTTGTATTCTTGAAATGCTTTAAAATCTAACAATTCAGGCTCACCTATTGTATCATTAAGTAAAGCATAAGCGTGAGCGTGATTGGCTTCTGCTGTAGCAAAAGCAGACAACATCATTCTAACTTCAGGTGGTTTAAACTTAGGAATATAATTATCTAAGTATGCTTTAGCTATATCTACATCACCTTGAGTAAAGAATTTTAAGATTTGATTAATTAAATTCTTCTCTTCTTTAGTAAGTCTTTCATTCCAGTCTCTTATATCTTCGTGTAATGGAACTTCACTAGGAAGCCAGTGCATCTTTTGCATAGTATCGTATGATTCAAACGCCCATTCATAATCAAATGGTTTATAGTATAATCTATCTTTAAATAAACTCATCTTAATAATTCAATCCCTTCTATAATAATAATTGCTAATAATTCTAATGCTAATATTGTATGATATACAGTCCACAATACAGTTTGTTTATCTTTATTAACATATATTACTTTCTTTTTATCATTATACTCTACTTGTATAACATCAGGTTTCTTCTCTTCCATTATCCCTCACACGCTAAACAATCAGCTTCAGGTATAATTGTTCTTTCTATTTTTTTAGATACTAATTCCGCTCTTTTAATTGCTTCAGAACGACAGTAGTATAAAGTTTTTAATTTTCTTTTCCAAGCTAACATATGTATATCGTGTAGTTCTTTTATATCTACATCAGCAGGAACAAATACATTGACACTTTGTGCTTGACAAATAAACTTCTGTCTATCTGCGGCGTGTTCTATAATCCATTGTTGATTAAGTTCTATTGCAGTTTTGAAAACATCTTTTTCATAATCAGTTAATTCTTTTAAATGTAATATTGAACCTCTATTAGATACAATACTTGACCACACTTCTTCAGTGTTAATACCTTTCTTCTCTAAAAGTTTTTCTAAATATTTATTCTTAACTAAAAAAGAACCTGACATAGTTTTTTGAACATAAGCATTAGCTCTATAAGGTTCTATTGATGGTGAAGTAGTACCACAAATAATTGATGAAGAAGCATTAGGTGCGATAGCTAACAAGTGTGAGTTTCTCATACCAGTGCCTTCCATATCAGGAGCTTCACCTCTTTTAATTGCTAATCTTTTTGATTCAGCTACAGCTTGTTCTTTAATCTTTTTAAATATTTGGAGATTTTTTGCTTTGGCTAAAGCAGATTCAAACGGAATGTTTTGTGATTGTAAATAAGCGTGGAAACCCATAGTACCTAGACCAATACTTCTCTCATTGTTAGCACTAAATCTAGCTTTAAATAATTCATCGGGTGCATAGTCAATAAAGTATTGTAATACGTTATCTAAAAAACGAATCATATCAGGAATGAATAAACTATCTTTTTTCCATTCTTCATATTTTTCTAAGTTAAGGGAAGATAAACAACAAACGGCTGTCCGTGTTTCGTTAGTAGGTAGGGTAATTTCAGTACAAAGATTAGAATGATGTACTGTTAATCCTAAATCTTTTTGTGGTTGTGGGAGTCCTTCATTTATAGTATCACTAAAACAAACATAAGGCTCACCAGTAGCAACACGATTCTCTAAAATCTTTTGCCACAAATCTCGTGCTGATATTGTTCTTACTTTTTCTTTTGTATGTGGGTCTATTAAATCCCAACTGTCATCATAAGTAGGTTCTTTAATACAATTATCTATAAGTTCCATAAACTTATTAGGAATGTTTACTCCGTGATGTAAGTTTAAACATTTTCTATGTATGTCTCCGCCACTAGGTTTTCTTATATCTAAAAATTCTAATATTTCAGGGTGAGATATATCCATATAAGAAGCATAACTTCCTCTTCTTGTTTTACCTTGTGAGAAAGCAAGTATCTCAGAATCTACAACGTGCATAAAAGGAATGACACCTGAGCTTTGACTTCCGCCTGAAGTTAAAGTCCCATCAGACCTAACGTCTCCCCAATATCCTGCAATACCACCACCAACAGAAGCTAACCAAGCGTTTTCTGTGTAGTGTTCCGCAAGTTCACCTCTACTATCTCCAACGTAATTTAAAAAACAAGAGATAGGCATACCTCTTTTAGTTCCTGCATTACTTAATATAGGAGTAGAAAACATACACCAAAGATTAGATACATATTCATATATTCTTTCAGCCATTTCATCATTATCAGAAAAGGCTTTCGCCGCTCTCATAAAAGCATCTTGAGGTGACTGTTCATCAGGTAATAAATACCTATCTTTTAATGTAGTCTTCCCAAAATCTGTTAGTAAGTTATCTCTTTCGTAATTCATTATGCTCCGTTAAATTCATCTTCATTAAATTGTTTATCATTAGGTGTATTGTTTGCTATATCATCAAAAAACTTTTCTGTTTCTTTATCAATAGGTTCTAATTCTTCTTGTGATTTCTCTGATTCAGTTCTTTCTTTTTTATTTCTTAGTGATTGTTCGTAAGATTCTTTTAATTCATCTTGTTCTTTTTTTCCAAAGATTCTATTCCAACCTTCTTTATATTCTTTAGTAGGTTGATGTATCGGATTACCAAACATATTAAGGTTTTTACCTTTTAATTTTTTTCCAATTCTTCCCATTCTAATTCCTTTTTTGCTTTAGTTACATAATAATATGCGTGAGTTTTAATATCTTTTTCAGTAGTAAGTGTTGTCATTAAATCTACACCACTGTATGCTTTAGCATAAACATTATTACTTATTGCTAAACTTGACCCGCTTGATACTATAGCAAATTGACTACAGCCATTAAGAAGGACTATTAATATAAAGAGCTTTATCCCTGTCAATCGTAACATAATTTATCTCCTTCGGTTCAAACTGTTCTATATGTTTAAACACAATTTTTTTATCTAAATCACTACACGAGTAAACATCTAATTGTAATAATGCAGGGGACATTTCGTCCCAAGTATGTAAAGCGATGTGTGATGTACTAAGAACAGCAAGACAAGTAAGTCCTCTATTCCCTTTGTCATTAACATAATGTGCATTAGGTTGCCCTAACATTTTCATATTTATTGCTCGTACAAATTTTCTTATCCATTTTCTTATAAAGCGAATGTCCTTTGGTGGCTTTTTTATTTCAGCCCTGATAATTATATGATTGTGTTGTAGCATTATAGTGCACCAGTCTTTCTTAAATCAGAAGGGTCATTTCCTAATTTGAGTTTCACTGTGTCATCTGATTTATTCTCTTCGTGTTCTAGTATTAAATCAATGTACTGCTTAGCTTTCTTTAGGTCTTCAATCTGAGCTTCTTTAGTTTTATGTTTAAACCGCCAACGACAAATATACTTAATCGCATTACCTTCAGCATACGGAATATCATTCTGCATAATAAAGGTAATAGGTTCTATCTTAAATCTAAAATAGTGAGGTGGTTGCTTTACTTTATCTGCCATAGTTTCACCTTCCCAGTCTTCTTATTGTATTCTTTATGTCTAAGAATATGTGCAACTCTAGCTTGTTGTAAAGCCTCTTTCTTAGAGTAGCCTTTAGCCTTGTAAGCACCAACTACTATCTTCCATAGGTCTAAAAGGGGTACATTAGTGTACTGCTTAATCATTTTCTCAGCAGTTTTTACCCCCACATTTGGAAGTCCAGTATAACCATCTGTACTATCTCCCGCCAATGTTTGTATCATAAACCAGTAATCAGCTAATCGTTGAGGTATGTCTTCCACTGTCTCACCATCTCTACTTACTTTAGCAGGTATCTGTCTCATATCTTTATCAATAGAAACAATAATCCTCTCTTCAGTAGGACAAGGTTCAGTTGCTAGAATACCCATAACATCGTCAGCTTCTAAGTTTTTCCACATAATTCCATTATGTTTTTTCATAATGTAATCACGCAAAGCATTTAAAACCATAGGTTTACGTCTTTGTTTACGATTATCTTTGTAACTTGGAAGAACATCTTTACGAAAATTATTCTTATCAGTTAGAGCTACAATATAATCATCAGCTTGTAGGCTTTGACCTAAGTCATCTATCTTAGCATCAACTTCGTGCTTACATTGAATCTCATCACAATGTAATGTCCAAAAGCCGTCACCCCAGTGAGTATCTATTTCATTAGAGGTAGCAATTTTATATGCTAATATATCTCCGTCTATTAGTAACACCTTTTTTTTCATTTTTCCTTTCCTTATTTTACGTTAAATTTTTTCTGTCAAATATTTCGGATAATGGAATCAATACTACTCTACTTCTATTACCATCTCCCACGCTCTTAGTATTTTTGACATACTTTTTTGCAAGACGCTTCATTGTTTTTGTAGAAAAGATTAAATGACAATAATCTTTATCACCATTCGCTAAACATTGTACCCAATACTCAGCTTTGGTGGAAGTAATGCCTGAAGGCTTACCATTACATTCAATCTCTATTGCAATATTACCTGTCTTTTGCCACCAATCTCTTTCTGTCTTCA